GAACGCCAAGGGGCGTGCCTCCTACAACAAGGCCAACCCCGGTAAGCCCGGACTGAAGCCCCCACAGCCTGAAGGTGGCCCGCGCAAGAAATCATTCTGTGCCCGGATGGAGGGCATGAAGAAGAAGCTTACGTCCGAAAAGACGGCGCGGGACCCTAACAGCCGAATCAACAAATCTCTTCGGGCATGGAACTGCTAAAATGACAGACCACGATGAGGCCACCAAACACGTTATAGATGCACTGTCCATTCTGACGGTGTTCGGGACTATAATTGATATGCTCCCAGCAGTAGCAGCGATCTTCACGATCATCTGGACAGCCATCCGTATCTACGAGACGGAGACCATCCAGCGCTTGCTCGGGAAGAAGTAATATGGCTAGTCCTAAACCCACCAATCCGTCGCTCTGGTCCAGCGTCAAGGCGCAGGCTAAGGCCAAGTTCGATGTATACCCCAGCGCCTATGCAAATGCGTGGGCTGCCAAGGAGTACAAGAAGCGCGGTGGCGGGTGGAAGGGTCCGGACAACCGGGTGAAGAAATGAGCAAGGGTGGCCTCGGCAAATGGTTCGGTGAGAAGTGGGTCGATGTGAAGACCGGTAAAGCCTGTGGGCGATCCGGTTCTGAGAAGTCCACCCGCAAGTACCCGGCGTGTCGCCCAGAGGCTGCGGCCAAGAAGCTCACCCCTTCAGAGCGCAAGACCATGGCCGCAAAGAAGTCCGGACCGGAGCGGCAGTCGTGGCCCGTGTCCCCGTCCGGTAAACGGAAAGGTAAGTAATATGGCGAAGAAACCCGACAAAGTTGCTAAGGTCATGGGTGAGTTCAAGCGCGGCACCCTCCACGGGGGCATCGATCCGAAGGGGCCTAAGAAGGCTCCCGTCGTGAAATCACGTAAACAGGCCATCGCCATTGCACTCAGCGAGGCTGGCAAATCGAGGAAGATGAAATGAGTAAGCAGTACATTCGCGTCCGGAAGGATGGGTTTATCTACGAATATAGCGAACGACTCGCTGCACATCCGGAATGCGAAGTCGTCTCGGAGCAGGAGGTATACCCTGAGCGCTTTATCACTCCTACCGTCAGCGAAAAGATCGAGGAGATCACTAAGCCTCGGCGGGGTCGGAAGCCGTCCAAGGGTCTTGATCTAACTACTGACATCCCTGATGAACCAGTGTATACTGACCCTGAATTGGCTGCGGAAGCTGCACAAGGTTGGCCTCAATGACCCCTGCGGATATCATCACTGAAGCTCGGGTTCTGGTTCAGGATACGCGCGCACCGTACCGCTACAGCGATACACTCATGCTCGGGTGGGTAAATCAGACGCTGAAGCGGATGTCGGTGCTGCGCCCTGACCTGTTCTCCTTCATTGGTGATATCCCCACGGTCGCTAACACGGTACTTCAAAGCTGCCCTTCTGACTCGCTACGTTTGGTTGAAATCTTTCAGATCAAAAATGGCGATGCAGTGACCGAGGTTAATCGGGAAGTCCTCGACCAGATGTACCCTAACTGGGTCAACGAGGCAGCTGGGACACCAGTGAACTTTATGCGGCACGTTCGTAGCCCGAACAAGTTTTTCCTTTATCCTCGGCCTACGGCGGGTGTTGTCCTCGTCGGAGAGTACGCACAGGTTCCCCCGGCATATACAATCAATCAGACCATTGCATCGTTGCCCGATGCCTACCTACCTATTGCTGTCGATGGTGTGGTGTTCCTTGCCGAGTCAGTGGATAACGAGCATGTGAACTCGGGTCGAGCCAAGCTATTCCAAGACTCATTTAGCCAGACTCTCGCTGTGGGCCTCCAAGTCCGCAGTGTCACTGACACTGAAGAAGGCGGGATGGACCCGAAGCAGGTGATCTGATGACCGACCGTACTTTTGCCTCGCTGGTCCCTAAGGTTAATCCCAGTGTCCCCGGATGCCCGACGCAGACAATCATTCAGTATGTCCGAGATGCAGCGATCCGGACTTGCGAGCGTACTTTGGCGTGGCGATATCAGGCCCCTCTGTTTAATCTGATACCGGGAGTCCATGAGTACACCTACAACAAGCCAACTAATGCAGATGTACATGCTGTTTTTGCCGCGCTAGTCAATGGTAGTCCGCTCGACAAACTGACTCTTGATGATGCGCTAAGGCTCTACCCAGCGTGGGCCGATCTATTTTCTGGCGTCGATCCTACTGAAGTATGGGGGCTATCTCCGGAAAACGTTTTTAATACTGATGAATATAACGATCCGTTGTTTAATGACAACGGAACTTTTGTCATGCCTGAATCTATACTAGCAGAAGCTAGCACACCACGCTCGATCTGTCAGGTAACGCCAGATAAGTATATTGTCCTGCCGCTGCCGAACGCAGATGTAGCCTATACCATGCGTATGTTCTTGGCCCTCAAGCCCAGACGCAATGCGACGGCAATGGACGAGGATGTGTTTGATGATCTCGAAGAAGTCATCATGCATGGCGCATTGCAACACCTCTTGGTGCTACCCAACAGCCATTGGACTGATCGAGAGCTTGCGGCATATCATGCTAAACAGTACACATTTCAGATCGCGGAGCGGCGTGCCCGCGCCAATCTTGGTAATGTCCGTGGTGTAATGCGTGCCAAGATGCAACCATTCGGAGCCTAAGTATGGGTGTTAAGATTTCTAACAACGCGGTGTCCACGATCACCAGCGCTATTTCTAACACCGATACGGGGATCACAATTACTCCGGATACAGGTAGCCTGTTCCCTACGCTCGGAGCAGGGGACTACTTCTATGCCACACTATTTAGCACGACAGGCGCACGCGAGATTGTCAAGGTTACATCACGAGTTGCTGATGTGATGACTGTCGTACGCGCGCAGGAAGGCACCTCTGCGCAAGGTTTCTCTGCGGGGTCGCGGTTTGAGCTTCGTATCACGGCTGCCTCGATCACCGATATGGTGGATGCAGCGGCAAAGCTTACCGACCTTGCTAGCACGGCAGCAGGTAAGGGTGCATCCCTGATCGGTGTTGAGGGTGGTGGGACAGTTCAAACTGCACTCGTTGGTGCATCTGGGAGTGCGACGGCTGCGGCTGCTAGCGCATCGGCAGCAGCGGCTAGTGCGTCGGCAGCTAGCACCTCGGCGGCGACAGCGAGTGCTGCTGCGTCAAATGCTAGCGCGTCAGCACTAGCCGCTGCTGCCGATGCGGCGACCGCCAATGCTGATGCTGCCGAAGCAACGGCAGCGGCTACCAGTGCTAGCGCAAGTGCGGCCACTGCGACGGTCAGTGCGGGGCAGGCGCTTCAGGCTGCGACCACAGCGCAGGGGTTTTGCAACGTACTCTCCGCACCAGCGGCAACGCTACCGTTTGAAGTGCGGTCCATCTCAGGCGGTATTGGTACCGGGATCGGCGGTACGCCGGGGACTTACGTCGGCGGCGTCAGCGGTGGCCCTGCCGGGTTCATGTGGTCATATACAATTGGCCTAGATGGTAAGCTGGCGAGCTATGCAATCGACAATCCCGGCATTGCCACGACGAACGCAGCCCCTACGCTTTCGTTCCCCTTGGGCGGTCTGGTAAGTCCAGCTATTCCGATTGCGACCGTGAACACCATTCCGGTCAATCGAGTGTTTCTTGCGCCATCCCCGAACGGTGAACTCTTCCTCGCTTGGATCAACAATGCCGGGGCGCTTTCGCAGTACCCCACATCTGGGGCGCAGTATGCGCAGTACCTACAGTCCGGGGTTGATAACGCCCTTTCAGGTTTCAGCCGCGCAAATCTGATTTCCTTGGAGGATGGAATTGCAGCGCCTGATGCGATGTATTTTCAGTCTACTGCAGGGCGTTGGCGGTTTGCGACTAGCAGCTTTGTAAGCTGCATCGCCAACGAAGAGAGGCTGTATTACGATGCCAGTGGGCGGCTTCTGGGGTCTCTGCTGCAGCCCGGTGACACCTATTTCTCAGCCCCTTGGCATGATGCTGCTGCACCTCACACGGCGAGTGACCCGGCATACCTGACCAAGAGCGTTTCGGCGGATACCATCGCCTACGCAGGCGCGCATTCCGATCCATCGATCTTCGCCAGCACAGGGCAGGGTGTCCTTCTCACGCAGAACAGCGCCACCAACGGTTTTTTCACCGCGACTAACTGCAAGACTGCGGCTGCATCGGCGGGTGATGTCATCCGTACCCATGCTATCATCTCCATCACACCCGGCAGCGCGACTGCAAGCACTATTCAGCTTCGAAACTCAGCTTTTGTCGCGGTCACATATAGTTATGACGCGACTGGTGCGATCACTGGGTTCACCGAAAACTGGGGGTCCTATCGCATCGGCTACTTCGACATGGGCACCATCAACGGTAAGCGTTGGTATTACCTGTGGTTTGACATGACTGCTTCTGCGGGCGTCCAATACGCTCCGGCGATAGGTTTTTCCGGTACTGCAGATGTCGGTCGGGAGATGCACATCTGCGAACTCATGATTCAGCGCAACCCCGTGGCAGCGCCTGCCGCGCTGCCCGTATGTGCGGCCAACAAGACCTTTGCTGACGACACGATCTATACCGGCATCCAGCAGCAGGTCGGATACGCGATCCAAGGTATCTGGGCGGCACGCTCTCAGGCTCCCGGCGGTCTTATCACTGCACCGCCTATCAATATCGGCC